TTGCGGTTGCTACCCCTTGCCCTAATATATATTGTGTGCCTGTGCTACCATTTGGGTTATACCAAAAAGATATTGATGCAGCACCATTAGGAATAACAGGGTTAGATACTTCTATTTTACTACTACTTGCATTAAACACAGCAGCTTGACCATAGCGACCAAAACGATATTCAATATCTGTTTCTGTTCCATCATTTGTTCCTTTACTATCTTCTGCTGAATTATCTAATTTGTAATAAGCAGCATTTGTAACAGGATAATCAACATCAGTTGTTGTAGCTGTGTGTACACACGCTTGTTCTGCAGCTAGAGTGCTAATTTGAGTTGCTGTAAGTATAGATGAAAACACCCTTGCTTGGTCAATGGTTCCGCTAAATTCATCATAAGTGGTATTGGCAGTATAATTTTGTAGAATATAAGCGCCTAACGCAGCTGTAAGCGTTTGACTTGCAGTATAACTAAATGTAGCTGAATGCGTAGAATCTAACGAACCATTTATATATATTTTTGTTTGTGAACCTGTTAAAGAAACAGCAATGTGAGTGAAAGTATTTAACGATATTGAACCTGTTGAATAAGTAGCTGTGCTTGATGGGTAGTGTTGGACCAATATTTTATCCGAACCACCATTATTCCTTACGCTTATTATGATTCCGTGAAATTGTTGACCATTAATATAACTTGTATTTGCAAAAATTGTTTTGACATTTGTATCTGATAGGTTTGGATTTATAAAAGCCGAAATAGTTACATCTGTGTATTTAAAAACATTTGTGCCTAATTGTATTACACTACTACTTCCATTAAATCTTGCGGCTGCATTTATTTGACCACCTACCCCAAAGTCTACATCAGTAGGTGTGCCATCGTACAAACCACCTGTGTCGGAAGAATCGTAATCAAGACTGTATAAAGCAACACCTGCACCATCGTTTAAAAGGTTTGTGTTGGATGTTGTGCTAGATGTTTCAGCATACAACTCAGCAACTTCAGTAGAGGTTACTGCTCTATTAAAAAATCTTGTTTGGTCTAGTTCACCTACTAAACTTGCAATCGATAAATTTTGATAACCTAAACGATTGTATTTATAATTTGTATCTGTATAACTAAAAAAAGTACCATCCCAAGCCGCATTTCCTATTAATACACTATCTATGTATAAAGAAACTCCATTGGTTGAATTACCTGTCCAAACTATATGATACCACGTGCCTGTAGATAATGCAGATGATGTTACAGAAGATGAAGAATTAGAAGAATTACTAACAATAGCTGTAATTGTATTGTTTGATGCGTGTACAGTAATTAAGTTGTAAATGTTGTTTAAAAGACCAACAATTCTCCCGCCATAAGCATTTGTTTGCGTAGCGTGTTTATACCAAATAGAAACTGTAAAAGCACCTGCAGTTCGCATTGGATCATCTATTGTAGATGGTAATTCAATTACAGTATTTGTATTGTTAAATGTAGCTGATGAACCAAATTTACCTGATCCGTTAAAACTTACATTATTAGTGGCATTATAATTAGTTGTAACATCGTTAGAATCGCCATCTAATTTATAAACAGCATAATTAGTTGAATTTGCAGCATTAGCACCAAAAGCTGTAACAGTTTCAGTATTACATTCTGTCACACCGCCTATAAATAATCTTTTGTTAAATGCCATTTTCAGGTTTTACAGGAAAGAAAGTAGTATCATAACTTAAAAGACTTTCGTATTTCTTTTTAGCATTTACTTCTTTTTTCTTTTTATCATATTCAGCTATTATTTCTGCGCGTTTTGTTTTAACATCATCATCAATAGCAATATCCCTTTCTGCTTTTCTAGTTACTTGCCAATCTGTCGAAGATAAAAGTCTATTAGCGTTACCTTTTAAAATTTCTATAAGTTGAGTTTTTTTACCTGCAACATCATAGGTGTTTTTTACCTCGCCTGTTTTAACTAATTCGCCATCTTTTTCTTCCATTACTTCATAAGTAGCAGAAAAATCAATATCAGTTACTTTGCGTGTGAAAACTTTTTTCTTATTATCCCATTCTATACCACCAATGTTTTGAGTTAGTGAATTATAAGATGGTTGTATTACATCATAAAATCCTTCTGCTTTTAAAACTGTTTCAGATGCATTTCTAAAATTTAAGATATGCCCACTTTTGCCATTCCAAGTGTTTGGTAATTGTGGATACGTTACAATATTTCCGTCTGTTTGTCTTGCTTTCATAGTTATGGAGTTGTGTCAGATGCATAAGTTGCAATAACATAATTAAAAATTGCATTGGCTGAATCGTCAATACATTCTACTTGTAAAACATTTGTTGTGCTACCGTCATAATCTACACCACCAACTTTGTTAAATGTTTCGCTAGTTCCTGCGTCACTATCTAACGTAAGCGTATAAGCACCTGTGAGATTATGTATTGTTATTATTTGTCCTTTTTTGTAATTGGTAAAATCAAATTCTTTGGCACCGGTACAAGCTGACTGCATCCTAAAAATAGTTCCTGCTGACCAATCTACGGAAGTAGCACCACTTGTGCCTGTAATTGTAACTGATGCAGTATATCTATTTTCTAGTTTGTCGTGTGTGACATTATTGTCAGTTATACTTGCTGTGACAACTGCGTTACTTGCAAGTTGGTCTGCGCCAACAGCATCGTCAGCAATCATTGCTTGTTCTACTGCATCATTTGCTATTGTAACTGCGCCTGTATTTGCCATTGTTACATCTCCACTTAAAGCAGCCGAAGTCATTCCTGTACCATCGCCTATTAATATTTGCGTATCTGTTAAGGCTTTTTCTGTCAACACTCCAGAACTATTAGCATTACGGACTAAAAGGCTATTTGCTGCAACGTTTTGCATTTTGGCAAAGGTTACCCCCGCATCGTTTAAAGATATCGTCACAGCACCTGTAGCTTGATCTCTAGCAATCGGTGCAGTCGCTGTTATACTTCCAACATCCCCTGCATCATCTGTATACAATTCTGTAAAGTTGTCATTCACTTTATCGAAAGCTGCACGTAACTGATCGCCTGTGCCATCGTTAGCAGTTGTTCCAATATTTATAGTCTGTTTAGCCATTGTTTAAAATTTAATATTCTGTTGCATCGGAAGTATACGACGTATCATCTGATGTTTCTTTTGTTGTGTCGGCAGTAAAAAAACTACCATCTGCATCGAACGGATAAGTTCCACCCCAACCATTTGATTCATTTACGCTACCAAAATAACTTACGTGATATATATCCCCAAATGCCATCTTTTATAATAACGTTATTTTTTTTCTTTTGTGCATTTATTTTTGACGTAAGACATTAATTTTATTAGATTTTCGCTTTTAATTTTATACGTAGTTATAGAACCCATCCTAAAAAGTTGTTTGATTTATCTGGATACATATCATCATTATTGTTTGTGTAATATTCGCTAAATTTTGAAGAAGCATTAAACGACATATATTGCAAAAACCTTTCAGTATAAAAATCTGCAAAATGTCTGTGTCTTTGTACTAAATAATCTACTTCATCTTTGCTTGGTGTTTCAGCATTTTCTGATCTGTGTTTAAATAAACCACCATTTTTTAATTCGTATGCTGCAAAGGGCAAATAATCTACCATTGCATAGTGAATTAACATAGGTTGTATGTAATCATTTACTAATGCTAGATAATCCCCTGTTAAACTAGCGCCACCTGTACCTAAAATATCTGTGCTAATTTTGTCATATAATTTACTGCCTAAATAATTCTGTATGTGCATTTCCTGCGCAATCTTTATAAAGCCAATAAATTTATCCGTATCAACATTGCCATTCAATATGGTGTTTTTTACTAGGTCGCTACGTTTTATAAATAATGCTACTGCCATAATTAACTGATTCTCCAATTATTGTTATTCGGTCCTGCAATTTGTGCTACTTCTTTTGGATTAGTTTCGTAACGTGCATCTTTCCTTTCGCTAGGTTCCAAATCATTGATCATTTGTTTAGCACGATTTACAGATATTTTTTTGTTGTCTTTCCTTATATAGATTTTACGCATCCAAAAATGTTTACAATTTACACCGCCTTTGTATAAAAACGGATTGTATGTATTAGAACCATTTGGTCCCATACCTTTTGTGGTTTCTAAATTTTTATTTAAATCTTCAACCCTGTAAAGTTTTTTAGCTTTGACCATTTTTTGGCAAAATTCTCTACTGTTTGCACTTGATTCTAAAGGTGCATATTGATAACGTATTTTAAATAGTGATGTATCTTGTTTGCTAGTTTTACTCGGTGTGCTTTTTATTACATTTGCAAACTTTAAAACCTTATCTATCGCTAAATCATTTTCAGCGTCTGACGGACGTTCATCTACTAGAACATAGTTATCCATATCTTCATCTTCGCCGACGTCATCTAGGGCTGTTAAAATAGCTGTAC